AGGAACGGCGTAGAGCCGGACGGGCATGTGGAGCGCCCCGTCACTTCGCGCCGGGCTTGCCGACCTTGTCGGTGCTGGCGATGCCGCGCGCTTCAAGGATCTGGCTGAGCGATTCGACCTCGGACGCGCTCAGACCGCCAAGCTTGGCCGCGACGGAGCGGCGGTCGAGCTCGGCCTGGATGGCGTGCTGCTTGGCTTTGATTTCGTCACGCTGCATCTGGAGCGATTGCTTCTCGGCCAGAAGCTTCTCGTCGGTGTAATCCGCGTAATCCATGATGTTCTCACTCCTTGCTGGGATCAGGCGCCGGGCCAAGGACTACGCCCGGCGTGCCAAAGACCGTCTGGCTCTTGATGCCGCCTGCGCGCTTCAGCGGAATGTAACGGCGCAGCCGCGTGTTCCAGGCGGCTTCGTTCGCCGCCTGGCGCAGCAGCGCCGGGTTGCGCGTCAGCCCGACGGGCACGCCCAGGCGCATCAGGATCGCCTGGTCGCCGACGATGCCGTCGCGCTTCTCGTGCTCTTCGGCCAGGCGCGCCTGTGTCTGGAGCGCGCGGATGAGCTCGTCAAACTGCCGCCAGTCGCCGGCGAGCACTTCGCGGCCGTCGACCAGGAGCGCCACGCGCGCGCCTTCGCGCCGTACGTCCACCTGGCGGTGTTTGGGGACGAGCACCGCGCTCACAGGCGGAAGATCCGGTTGGAGCCCGAGTCCCACACCACCGAGATATTGCCGCCGTTGGGCGTCGTCGGCAGGCCGGTGGCGGTGTCGATGTTGCAGATCAGCCGCGACGTCGACTCCACGCCGGTGTGATAGTAGATGTCGATTGACTCGAACTGGTCACCGGAGACGGACGAGACCGTCACGTCGGCGGCGTCGGCGACGCCGGCGGTGGTGGTCTTGGACGCGAACGACCCGCTGACGGCGACTCGGCTGGCCACGGCGCGGTCGTCCAGGAAGTCGTCGACGGCCAGGTCGATAGTGTCGTCGGCCTCGTCGACGAAGATCAGGCGGATATCATTTGCGTCCCAATCCAGGTTGCCGGCCAGGAACCCCTCGCGTCCGGCGTCGTACAGTGCATTGGCCATTGGTGACTCCTCTCAGTCTTCGAACCACGGCGCGAAGGCGCGCACGCAGTTGGGATGCTGGAGCGGGTTTTTCTTGGCCCACTCCAGGCTCTTCACGGTCCCCTGCCCGCCGGCGCCCAGCTCCTTGCAGACAGGGTCCGAGTCGTCAAAGCCGTTGTCCAGCACCAGCACTCGTTCGACGCCCGCGCCTTCGTAGCGCGCGGCGGCCGCCGTCTGCTGTGCCGTGCCCAATTCGGTCCGCGCGATGTTGCGCGCCCGGCCCTTGTATGTTTCCTGGACCACGGCGCGCAGCCCGGGCTGGCCGTCGGCGCCGCGCACGATCTGGTCGATGGACCAGCCGGCGTCGCTGGCCGCGCGCAGCAGCTCGCGCACGGCGTCGCGCGTGGTGTCGTTGATCTGCCGGATCTGCGCGCCGGCCTGCTTGAGCGCGGCCGTCACCGCTGGATCGCCCAGGTCGAAGGCGATCTCTGCGCCCAGCGCCGCATTCCACGTCTCCCAACTGGCCGAGCAAATCTCGACGTAGAAGCGCCGGACCAGCGTCTCCAGCCGCTTGCCGTCCTCGCCCGTAAACAGATCATCTACCGTCACGGCCTTCGCGCTCTTGGCGCGCTGGAGCCGGCTCACCATCTGGCCGGCCAGGTCATCGAAGTAAAGGTCGATCTCGGACTCCATGCGCTTGCCCAGTGTCTTGCGAACTCGCTGGAGCGCCATGGCCATGCGCAGCGCGCTCCCGCGCCGGCCGGCGGCCTTGGTCTCGCGCCCCGGGGCCGGTAAGGCCTTGGGGCCGGTCGTCGACTCTAGTTCCGCAGGCACCTCATCCACCGCCAGGCCGCGCAGCAAGATGTCGCCGCGGGCCAGGCGCGGGAAGCCGGACTCGGAGCGGAACTCGTTGAGACGCAGGCCGCCGGCGGTGAAGGCCGCGAGCGCCCATTGGCGGCGCGCGTTCCACCTGTCTGCCAGCGCCGCCACCTGGCCGAGGTCGAACCCCACGTGCACGCCGCCGCCGAACTCGGTGTCGGCCAGCGAGTTCCGGATCTCGCCGGCGACCAGCGTCCATAGCGTGGAGAGCGTCGTCTCCGTGAACGCCAGGCGCGCCTCGCTGCTGTTGGCGTAGATCGGGTCTTCACCAATTCCGGCCACGAACATCGGCACCCGGAAGGCGGCCGAGATGTGGCGCTCGGGCACGCTGTAGAGAGCCGTGAAATCGAGCTCCTTCATGTCCAGCCCGATCCGGTTGATGGTGGCGCCGCCCTCGACGATGGCCACCTCGCCCCGGTTTTCTCCGCCGTAGCGCTCTTTCCACTGGGCCTTGAGTCGATCGTACTGAGAATCGTCCAGGATCACGCCCGCCGGCGTGCTGATGGCCGTGCGCGGGATCGCGTCATTTTTCAGCAAAGAGAACAGGTAGCGCGTGATCTCGTTGGCCGAGTCGGTGTCGCGGGCCGCGCCGACCAGCGGCGGCAGCGCCTGCCAGGGCTGGTCCGGGTCCGGCGTCGGCCATTTGAAATGCACCACGTCGTCGACGTCGAGCGGGATGGTCGTCGCGGCCGAGAAGGAGCCGTCCGGGCTGTACTGGTAGCCCGTGATCCACTGGTCGCCGCCCGGCACCGGCCGCATCTGCCCGGCGTGGTAGGGCCACAGCTCCACCACGCGCCGCGCCGCCGAGCGCACCTTGTACCAGTAGGCGTTACCGCCGATGGCCATGTAGACGATGGTGTAAGCCTTGAGCTCGGCCTCGCCCATGAGCTTATTGGGCCGGTGCAGCAATTTGAGCAATGGATGCGTGGAGAGCAGCGCGCCGGTGCGCTCGTCCATGACCTGGACCGGCGGCTCGGGGAAGGCGAAGCTAAGCGCGGAGACGCAGGCGAAGACCGCGCTGTTTTTCTTATAGCCCTCGGCGACCAGCGCCCTGAAGGTCGGCTCGAGGAAGCTGGCCCGGATCCACGGCGACACGATCGGCAGCGCGGCCGCCTTGAGCAGGCCGCGCGCAACCCAGAAACGGAAGCGGTCGAGAGCATTCACCGGATGCGGACCTCCGGCCGGCGCGCGGTAGCGCCGACCAGCGCCAGCGCGTAGCTGTCGGCCAGGTCGTCCGGCTCCCCCTCTGGGGCGAGCAGCGTCCGGCCCTCGATAGACGCCAACTGTGTGAACGTGTCGAAGGAGTGGATTTCGGTCATCTCATCCCGGAAGGCCTCGGCGGCCCGGTCGTAGAGCAGCGTCTTGCCCTTGCTGTTGGAGAGCCAGCCCTCTTTGCCGTCGTGGCCGAGCAGGCGCTCCAGCTTCGAGTGGTCGCGCAGCCAGAGCAGCACTGCGTGACCGTGATTATTCCGCTCGCACATCACCCCGGCGCGGTTGAAGTAGGTCCCGATCGCGTCCAGGTGCCCGCCGAAGACGGCCGGCTCGAACTTGCCGCGCAGCCGGCCCACTTCTTCGTTCCGGCCCATCCGCGGCGCACTCAGCACCGTCGCGGCCGAATCGTCGCTGGACGGGTTGCCCTCGGCTGGGTCCGCGCCGACGACGAACTTCTCACCCGGCTCCGGCGCCCGATAGATCACCAGGCCCGGGATGGCCGGCGCGCCCTCGGGCGTGGCCGGCGGCCGCTCGGTCCGGCAGCGCTCCAGCCACTCAGCCGCGATGCGCTTATTGCGCGCGCGCGGCGCCAGGGCTTCAGTGTCAGTGGCCGGATACTGCTCGTGCAGCTCGTCCAGGGCCAGCCGCGCGGCCGCGTCGCGCCGCTGGGCCTCGTACCAGGCCGCGTCTCGCCCAGGCCGCGCGCTCCAGGGCAGGAACACCGGCGCCCAATCGTTCAGCCCGTTCTTCGCCGCGCGATAGATCACCTTGAATTCGCTCTCAGGGCGATCCTTGTCCGCGCGCGAGAGCAACACCAGCTGGCCGCCGGCGTCGATGGTCGGCTTCACGGCCGCGATGAGCTTGTCCAGGTTCGGCACCAGATCGGCCTCGTCCACGATGGCGAGCGTGGCCGTGTACGAGTCGCCGCCGGTCGTCGGGAACGCCATCGCCATCGAGCCGTTCGACAAATGCCACTCGTGTTTGCTGTCGACGTCCACGCTGCGGGCCCGCAAGAACTCCGGCAGCCGCCGGTACATGCCCTTCAGCCGGAAGTCCAGCAGGTGGATGGCCTCGTCGTCGCGCTTGGAAAAGAGCAGCACCGTCGCCGCCGGCGCGAAGAGCATCTGCCAGAGGGCGTATCCCAGCAACAGCCAGGTCAGGCCGTTCTGGCGCGCCTTCAAGATGATGACGAGTCGGTTGTTAAGGAGCGTGCGCAGCGTCTCGAACTGCGCGCGCCACAGTTTGAACGGCAGCCAGGCGCGCGAAGTCGCGTCGTACACCTGGCCGTGTGCGTCCAGGAAATAGGCCGGGCTCTCCGCGCACGCCAGCCAATCGGCCTGCTCGTCGGGCGTCATGGCGCCGGCGCATTGCTCGACTCTCCCGCCGCCACTCCAGGCGCCCCTGCCCCAGCGGGCTCGGCGAAGCGCTGCGCCTCCCAGGCCTGCGCCCGCGCGCGGGCGGCCGCCAGGTCGTCAGCCGTTACACCAGGCAGGTGCAGGGTCTGCTCCGGCGCGCCCTCGGTCCGGTCGGCGATCACACCCAATGCTTCCAGGTCGCCGCCGGCGGCGCGGACGCCGGCCGCCCAGGCGATGATCTCGCCGATCGTGGCGCCGGCTTTGATCAGGTCCTGCAGCGCCTGGGCCTGGTCCGCCGGCATCGGGGCCTGGAGCGCGTCATGCAGCAGGTC